TTCTGCGTCCTCTCTGTTCTTGACTGGATCATCGATGACTAACACGTGCGCTCCTTTACCAGTAATACCACCACCAACACCAGCTGCTACATAACCACCGCCCTTGGTTGTATTCCATGATTCTACGGACTGCGAACTAGGGTCGAGCGATACACCAGAAAAGACATTTTTAAAATTAGGTTCTCTTAACTGTTGACGAACCTTACGACTAAAGTTCATGGCCAACGATCCAGAGTATGAACAACTAATAAATTCTTGTTCAGGGTTCTTGCCCAAATGCCAAGCTGGAAACGCAACAGAAGCTAATGTAGATTTACCATGTCGAGGTGGCATAAACAACATAAGTCTAGGTGACTTTTGATTATTTACATCCTCACTAAACTTCTCCAAACGTAAACAAATATCTTTGTGTACCCAACCTGCTACATAGTCTGGATTGAAACGTTCTACGAACGGTAACAAATGTTTACGTGACAACGCACGTAATGCTAATTCTTTTTGGGCTTTTAATTGTGCAGTTTCTTCAGCAGTTGGTTCTTCTACAACTTCTTCAGTTACAGGTTCTTCAACTCTCTCTGCTTCGTCGGCTTTACAGTACACGCAGATCTGATCATCGCTTGGGTACAACGTATCTGGATGTAACGCTTTACACGTTAGGCATTCAATCTTTTTTATTTCCATCCTTTTTAGGCATGAGATATTGGTTATCAGTTCCCGCTATCTTAAGTAATTCAGCATCTGGTAGTTTCTCTAATTGTTCTACAGTTCTATCCAGATTGATATTGATTTGTGTAGCATGCTCTGGAGCAAATAGACCGTGGAGCTTACACAATGAATCGGTGATAACTTTCTCTTCTGTCGCTGTTGCAGATTTACGGTGCGCTTCCAAGTACATGCTTGTCGCTGTTTGTTTATCAAACTTAATTTCTTCTTTAAATTCTTCGCGCATCTTAATAACCATCTTTTGTACTGCTGGTTTTTTAAATACTTTATAGACGTGCTCATTATCTCTATACCCAGCTGCGCGTCCAGCTGCAGCTTTCGACATGCCACGGAGATGAAAAAGTATGAGGCGTTCTTCTTGAACACTTAGCTCATTAAGCTTGACATCAGCATAGGGATAATGAGACTGAAGCTCGGCCCTTTCTTGTTCAAAATTTTGGTCTTTATCAGTCATTTTCTTTGAATTCTACTATATTTTTGGCCCACCAATAAAGCTCATCTTCTTTTAATGTGTGTTTCATCGTATTTGCTCTACTACAAACCAGTTGAATATTGGTTATTAAATACTCAATATCTGGATCTATTCGATCAATAGAAGCGTTCAAACCCCTGTTACCACTACCATCTTTATGGTATGTCATAAACAAACCGGTCAATGCACACTTGCCCTTTTGTTTATCCCATAGCTCTAAAACATCTTCTAGTTCAATATCCCATCCAACTTTTGATTTTTCTTTTTTAGTTCTCGCGTGTTTAAGTTGGCCAAATAAACGAGTTAAATAATTTTGAGGTGTTGCGCTGGCATTCTTCCGTCGTACTGCATAACTGCAAGCTTTACACTTTTTTGAATGGACTTGCCCACGATCATTTGAGGTTTTAAATTCCTCTAAAGGCAACTCCTTTTTGCAAGAAGTACATTTCCTCGTACTCATGCTTGCCCACTGTAGCACAAATTTTTGCTAGAAAATTTTTTAAATAAAATTTTTTCCTTTATCGCTTACACAGGGTCCTACTATCACTATCACTGCTAGCCCCGTCCCCGATTCCGGTTTTGGAACCTTGTTTCTAATTTTTCGTAGTTGGAACCTTGTCAGGTACCTACTGGTGCATTTAACCTCGCGCTAAGCCAGCGCTTCGGTTGGGAGTCTAGTTCAAGTGCTGTATAAATAAAGGAGATATCATATGATACATTTTGGAAACATCTTCGCCGATGACAACATCGCCGGTCCTATCTTCGGTGAAGAGTACGAAACCAAACTGCTTCAAGCAGTTAAAGCTCTTCAATACCGAAGAGAGTTTGGACGCGGCGTTGCTTGGTTCGGCAAAGATGTAAACTACATCTACAGCGGACGCTCGCACTACTCTAACCAATGGCCTGATTGGTTAGCACCAATCATCAGCCACTTCGGCTACCATGTCGATTACAACGAACTAAGCAATGAGTGGAATCATTGCTTAGTTAATCACTATGCTCCCCACGAGCGTCTCGGATGGCACCGAGACGACGAAGACTGCCTCGAAGGTAGCCTTCTATCAATCTCCCTCGGGGGGACTGGCGAGTTTAGTTACACCACCAATCGCAATGCTTTCGGCGATTTGATGTGTCTCTCCCACGGAGACTTCATCATCGCCGATGGCAATTGGTGGCGCACTAACTGGCACATGGCTAAGAACTGGAGCGAAGACCGCTTCAATCTTACCTTCAGGCGAGTCAAATAATGACTCGCCTAAGGGCGAACAAACCACCCACCTAACAAGGACATGGCTAAAGCCATGGCATCAGGTGTTGGTTACAACGCTCGCGCGTTGCACCACAACTTTGAGCGCATACATTTGTTTTAGACTAACCTCCAGCGAAAATTAAACTGCAATGCAAAGCATTGTCGGGTTCGCCACAGGCGACCGCGCAACTGCGCTACCCTCAGTTTAATTTATAGCTTACGGTTAGTACTATCATGCGCTTACTCTGATCGCGTCACTACTGACGCTCACTTTCACTCGGACGTTCCACGTCCTTCGTGTAGAGCCGAACACGTTCGGCTTTTAAAGTCTAGTTTAAATGGGGTGTAATTAACTTTTTATGGAGATTAAAATGTTTATTTTTAAAACTCAATTTGGAGAAGAATACATCTGTGAGTGTATTGTTTCTCAGTATCGCGATGGCGGTGCGTTTTCTCTTCAGTTGATTGGCGCTGAAGACTCGCCTTATCAAGGTGAGCCCATAGCCATGGCTACAGTGAATCTACCTCACTACCCCGTAGGTAGAAACAAAGAAGGTCGAGTCCTCACCTTCATAAAGGACTGGTCAGAAAACCAAGGCATCTTGGACCAACTCGTTGAACAAAATATGGTTGAGCGAGTCTGTCGTCAAGGCGAACCTGTTAGAGTCCCGACAGGTTATGTCCAAGCCGACTTGGTTGAAGTTATCTGCCCTACCATGGTCGATGACTTCAAGGAACTATCATAATTAGGTAGTTCCTCGTTGGCGGATAGTCACAGCTATTCGCCGACTCGACGCTCCGCGCCGAGCGGCAAAGAAGTCTAGTTCAAAGGAAGTAAATATAAAGGAGATTAGTATGAATAAATGTAGTTGTGTCTTTGGATGCGATAAAGAAGGTGTTGAAAGATTGACTTTCAGTTATGAAGATGGAGGTCAAACTTTTGATGATGGAGTAATCTTTGTATGTAAAGATTGTGTTAACAGTCTTGGCAGAGAAGGTTGCGTTAATGAAATTAGGAGAGAATGGACATGAAAACTTTAAGTCATAGAAGGAAGAAGCAGATAGCTAATGAATTATATCTTTACAGGTATATGATGTTTTCTGTTTTAGGTTTTTGTATTGGCTACTTTGTAGGTGGCGCAATATAAATGAAGTCCTACCTATTCAGCTACGGCTGAATACGGTAGGACCACCGAACTTTGACGGGGTGTGCCCAACTACTATCACGGTGTGCCGTCGGAGTGTGCCCACCTACTATCATCATTTCTTTGTTGGGGACCTACCGCCCCAACGCGCTCGCGCTTCCAGCGCTCGCAGATCTTCGCTCCTTACCAGTCGCTCAGTAGGGAAATCGGAGATTTCCGAATCTAGTTTAATTGAATTGGTTGGGAAGTATTTCCCTTTTTTTAAATATATATTACACGGAGAATATCATGAGTAGTATTGCACTAAAGGTTTGTAGACCCTATGAAACTACCGACAAAGACGGGAATGTCGTTAAAGCAACTCGTTGGCCTTCCATTGGAAGAATTGTAACCCTCAATAATGGTAATCAGAACATTTATCTAGATTTTGAGCCTGAGAAGTCTACTGACGGTCAGGGTTTTGAGATAATGTTTGCATTTAAGGAGCAAGACAATGGGAAACAAGGTTAAACTTATCAGAGAAGGCACTAAGTTTGTTGGTAAAGCAACAGATACAGCCTTTTATTGGCTAGGTCGTGGTTTTGAGTCAGGTAATCAACTACTTGATAGGGCTAAAGAGTCCACACGCCATGGCATTGCTTCAAAAAGGCAAGACCCTGTAGAAGTTGAAGAAACTTTTGACCCTAAGTCAGAGTTTATAGACTCTTTCAAGTCTTGGTATGACAAACCCGAAAATCAAGGTAAAGATATCCTTGATTATCAAGTTGAAGACCCTGACGGGCTCTTTGCTAAACTAAAAGGAGAGTCTCATGACTGAGTTATTCTATACTCTTGGTTGTATGTTCTTTATTACAACCATCTCAGCCCAGTGTATAGTTCTATACACCTTTATTCGAATGCATTATGACTTCGATAACTGGCTGAACGATGAAGGAGACGACTAATTCTCCCCTTGGACAGAGCTACGTAGGTAGTTCTGTCCTCCCTTTTCGTTCTCCGCCCTGCGCTTCGCTAGCCCGGAACCCCAGCCGGCAGAAGGCACGACGCGGTCGTGACCTTTTTTTGGCCAAAGCAGGGCTTTGGCAGGTGGTCTCGGTGTGCCAACTACTATCATCAGGCCTATATACTACTATCATCGCGTAGCGATGTGGACTTCACGAGTAGTGGACCACTGTCTACGAGTCATTGACGAGTATCCAAGGTGTACCGGGTGTACCAGCAGTGTACCAGCTGTTTTACAGCGTACTGGTACACCCCTATCCCTTGTTTTTGCTGAGCTTTTTTCAAAAAAGCGCTAAGTGTACCGAGTGTACCACAGGTTTTGCGTTAGCTTTATTAATAGACCGTAGACCGTAGTTATAGAATCTTTGTTTAAACTAACAATTAACCGGTACAAATGGTACACCTACCACGAAACCTAGCTACCGCGGGGCTTTCAGGTGTACCACCTGCTTTTTGGTAGTGGTACACCCAAACGTGGATCTGTAAACAAATCAATAACTTAGGGTGTACCACGGTGTACCACAAACGCGTCTTACCAGCCGCGTTTTATCAATCTAGTTCAATTAAGTGTAATTAATGGAGAAATATTATGAATGAATTAATGAAACATTTGGATGAAATGAGAGATGTGGGTAAGTTCCCAGAATCTGATTATGAAATCCAATGCAAGATTAATGAAGAGTTAGGTCGTAACAAAGCCGACTCAAAAGAATTTAAGTAGCTTAATTACGACAGCTATTTAATAGGTTGTGTTTACGTAAGTAAATGCGTTTTATGAATCACTTAATATATTAGGAGTAATAAATATGAGTGGAAACTTTGACCCAAGTGAGCAAGAAACTAAGGAACTCTTGCCTACTAATGAGACACCTGAGAGTGCTCACATTCCTGACACTAACGCCGACCCTGAAGGCGTTGAAGCACGAAGTGTAAAAGCTTCAATCAGCCTACCTGACTTTTTCCACGTGAATTACAGGTTGGACGACACTGGTAACCCAACATTCAAAGCTGATGTGGTTGCTAAAATCATGGCTATCTTTGACCAAAAGGTTGGTACTTCACCAGTCTTCAGTGAAAAAGAAGGCTTCGTTTCAATAGATGAGCAAAGAGCTCAATTTGAAGAATCAGTTAACAACATCGTTGTTGGCTTTCAAGAATTGACTATCGTTGACCCACAGTCAACTGGCTTGTCGTTCTTGCAATTATGCACCAGAACTTGGGCAGAATTTGCAAGTATCTCTTACGATTATCAAACAGCTATGGCTAAACAAGGTGATGAAATCCCTGATTGGTTGGTCGAGCGTGAACAAAAGATGTTTGACCTTGGTCGTAAGGCAAGAATGATGTCTATGGCTCTTACAGACCTTGACCATTCGTTTGGCTTGAAACAAGTCTCAATCCAAAAAGAAAGAGTTCAGTCAGCAGTTGAGCAAAGATTGCAAAGACTTGCTGAATGGAATTTCAAACAGTATGCAGATACTTCTGGAAAAACAGCACAAAAACTTAATGGTGCGACCAAAGAGCATATGCAATCTATGTTTGATAGCGCGTAAGCTCAGTTACGCGTACAAAGTCCTAGCTAGGTCATTTTTTTATTTTTCCCTAGCTAGGCACAGAATTTAAAGTCCTATCGTAACTTAGATTGTTATCTAGATAACTTGCAACGGTTATACCTACTAAGTTGCGATAGGCACAGAATTCGGCTCGCAATCCATAAGAAAGTCGAAGTTTAAGTAGAGAGCCGAATAGGTTCAAAATAGACCTTTCATATACTGCTTAAACTTCGCATTAATTAATACAGGAGAAGATATGCATCGTAGTAATCTACCAAGACCTTTTTCCAAAGGCCCAAGAACAGGAGACCGCAAGGTTATTTCATCAACTATAGTCAATGGTAAGACTGTGCACCAGCAAGTTATTTACTGTGCTAACGGTCAGTCAATTACCCGACACGAAAAGAAATAGTTTTTTTGTGCGTGCGTGCTCGTACAAACACGCCTCCGGCCGCCTTTGGGCACCGCACTGCGTGCGTGCCGTCGGCCCGCCTACGGCGATTTGTACCTTCGCTTGCTCGTGGGCCGTGAACCACGCAAAAAATACGCTCTCGGCTGAGCGTATCTTTTTGCTGGATTTGTGCGACAAGTTAGTAAATAAAATTTAATTAAACATATTCGTTCGTGCGAGCTACAACGCTCGCACATTCACGGAGAGTATGTATATGTAGGAGTAAAAATATGTCATTTTTACAAAAATTATTACCTAGTAAGTTGGGTATATTTAATAAATTAGGAGTTATTATGGCTACAAGAATGTTTAGAGCTACTTTTGTAGATTCTTTTTCACATAATACTATTGTAGTGGAGTTTGAAGCTCCATTTCCAGTAGATGAGCAAGTTGATTACAAGAAACTTGCGATTGAAAGACTGGGTGAAATGATACGAAACGATCAAGTGAAAGTTCGTGACATTGAACCCATTGAACTATAACTATTTGATAAGAGGAGTAAATTATGTCAAATACAACAACAATGCAGACCGTTACAGCAACGGATCTCAAACAGGAGATACGCGATAACATGCGTATTGGACTTAACACAATGATCTGGGGCGGGCCCGGTATTGGTAAATCAGAAATACCACAACAAGTGGCTGATGATCTCAATGTACCATTACTAGATTTTCGTGCCAATCTATTCGACCCTGTCGATGTTCGTGGTATACCACGAATCGTTGACAATGAAAAATATGGTGCGATGACTTCATGGGCTCCACCAGATATTTTCCCTACCGAAGAAACGCATGGCCCCCGTGGCTTGTTCATGATTGATGAACTACCAACAGCACCACCTGCTACACAGAATGCGTTTCTACAACTTCTACTAACTCGTCAGGTTGGTAACTACAAAATGCCTGATGGTTGGTCATGTCTTGCCGCTGGTAATCGTCTAACAGACGGTGCCTCGGTATACCAAATGCCCTCACCTGTAAGAAACAGGTTGATGCATTACGAACTCGAACCTAGCTTGGATGCTTGGTGCGAGTGGGCGATAAAGAATGAAGTCAATACTACATTGGTTTCCTTTATGCGTTACCGTCCTAACCTTTTGTACAGTTTCAAAGCTGATGAGTATGCTTTTCCTACTCCTCGAAGCTGGTCATTCGTCGACAAGCGTTTGAGACTAACGAAAAACATGGATGATTCAAGATTATTCTTTGGTATTGCTGGTGCTGTAGGCACTGGTCCTGCTGGAGAGTTTCTTGCGTTTGCAAAAATTGCAGACAAGTTGCCAGATATTGACAACTTGATTGCTAATCCTAGTGCATACATGCCATCGGAGGATCCGGCAGTGTTGTATGCACTTACAGGTGCAGTGGCTTCTAGAGCGGAACCGGCCAAACTAGAAAACATTATGAAACTTAGTAAAAAGATACCTACTGAGTTTCAGGTCGTTTTAGTCAAAAGCATGCTTGCAATTGACAAAGCGTTATTTCAACTACAAGCAATACAAGACTGGGTTAAAACTAACGCAGATGTTGTATTGTAAACAACGGAGAAAATTATGGCTACAGTTCGTATGTCAAATAAACTAACTGCTGATCTCTGCAAAGAGTATGACAAAAGTTATGTAAACACTAAACCAAAACCAGAGTACCCTGCGTCTCTAGGCGATGCTATTTATGATGTTCATGTCAAACCTATTGTTGACAGAATCAGAGATGCATCAAAACTTGATGATGTAGAGTTCTTCGATCTTAGCTCTGATGATGAAGATTCATTCTTTATCAACGACAATGAGTTACATGTAACGTTTGAAACAAAGTGTTACGATCCAAAAGATAGAGACCCTGCTCATGATGACTTGCCTTGGGAAGTTCAAAACTTGGTTAAAGAGTATGAGTGTAATACTGAAACACCAGAAATACATAGTGCAACTATGCCTCTTTCAGTAGAGCAACCATTGTTAAAAGGTAGTGCTTATCGAAGTCAATTAGCATTTAATCTTTACAAAGCACCTAAAGATGAAGCAGTACTCGAAGCTCTTGAGATATCTAAAGCAAGGCACATTTACGACATCAATAAACAAAATGAAGTCGCTAAGTTTGCCAAAATGTTGCTTCGCTTTCAAACACTTAACCAAGCATTGAAAGCATGGCCCGGTGGTGCTTTGGCATCTATGGTGCAAAAAGTTGACCCAGATAAAATGGTAACTATTCACAAGAAAGCAGAGCGTAAAGCAAAAGCTCAGCAAGACAAAGGCTTTGTCGAGCAACATGCTGGCGACTTTAACTCTGTGATTCTTGGTTCAACATTATTAGGAGATGATGACTAATGGAAGATATTAAAACAGCTTTTACTCGAGCTCGATCATCGTTGTTGTTGAAACAACCGTTCTTCGGTACGCTCTGCCTTCGATTGGGGGCGGAGTTTACCGAAGACATTCCAACAGCGGGAACGAACGGCGAAAAGCTACTAATCAACCCTACATTCTTTCTCAAGTGTACAGCTGAGCAAAGAGTTGGTTTGCTTGCTCACGAAGTTATGCATTGTGTTTACATGCATGTACTGCGTCTTGGCGAGCGTGACCCGTTTCTTTGGAACGTTGCTGGCGACTATGTAATTAATCTAGTCGTCACTGACTCTGGCATGATATTGCCCGAAGGTGGACTGCTTGATGAAAAGTATCGTGATATGACTGCCGATGAGATTTACACCACTCTGCAACAGAATGGTGGTGCAGAAGCATTGTCTGGATTGTCTGACTTTGATGGTACTTGTGTACAACCTAACCCATCTTTGACAGACAGCGGTGCACAAAGTAAACACGAAGCAGATATGCGAGTTGCAGTGCAACAAGCCGCTGAGTCTGCTAAAGCACAAGGTAAACTACCCGGTAGTTTGTCTAAGCTTGTTGATGACATTGTGTCACCTAAAGTCAATTGGAAACAAAAGCTTGCACGATTCTTGAGAAGTAATAACAAATCAGATTACAGCTGGCAAAAACCTAATCGTAGGTTCGTTGCTAGTGGTTTGTATCTGCCTAGTTTACATTCACCATGTATCGAAGAGATTGGTGTCATTGTTGACACTTCTGGTTCTCGTACTGATGAAGAACTTAATCAAGATCTAGGCGAAATATCATCTATGTTGGTTGACGCTAATGTAGAAAATATTCGCTTTATGCAAGCAGATACACATGTAACTGATGAACAGTCATTTACGCGTGAGTCAATGCCTTTGAAAGTTACAATGCAGGGCCGTGGTGGTACAGCCTTTGGGCCAGCTGTTGCAGAAATGGCAGAGAAATATCCGAGTGTCTCTTGCCTTATTTATCTTACAGACTTGGAGGCAAACGATTTTGGAGAACAACCACATTTTCCAGTTGTTTGGATAACTAATTCAGCTACGGAGGCGCCTTATGGCGAAATCATCGAAGTCAACTAAACATACAATTAAAAAGTATGTAAAAAATGGAGTTGTAGTACTTCTTGGCACACTTGCAGTTGCTATTGTATTACAACATATTCTAACGTTCATGTTACTAACTTGTTTAGTTAGTGCCATGGCTTATTTATCAATGAGGTACAACTATGCCTAGTGTAATATCAAGTATCACCACAGCTTTGTGGATACTTATCGAACTAATCCAATTTGGCTACATGGCCTATCTAATGTGGAGGGACAGAAACAATGCTACTAGTAGGAATATTCAGCGCGCTCGGTCTGCTTTTGCTAGCGCTTAAAGCTGGTGGTCGCAAAACTATCGGACATGATATTTTTGCTGATGTGCTAATTACTGCAACACTTATGGTTGCTTTTTATGGTACTTTCAGCGGTATGACTGCAGCTATGATTGGCGGTCTTACTGCTTCTCTTGTATTATTTCTTATGCGTAAGACTATGACACATCAGAAACTAAAGCTCGAGTCTGTAAACAAAAAAGCTCTTGGCTTTAACTTTGCTGTGCCAAAGTTTAAATGGGAAACTAAACAACCAGATTGGCGTAAGCACAATCAATACTCTGAGGATCAGGGTTTGTAATGTTGAGCAATAATAATAGCCATCGAGAAAAAGTAAAAACGAGGAAAATAATGAAGTTAAAAGAGAAAGCATTAGAGTGGGAAGAATGGCATGGGACATGGCTTGAATCAGCTATGAACAACTATTTTGATTACATTAGTGTAGCTTCTATTAAATCACAAGTACTTGCGTGTATTCTTGAAGAAGATGCTGCACAAGATGATGTTGCATATTTTCTGTTTCATGAACAGTTTAAAGACTATTTAAAAAGTAGAGCTGTTACGGACAAACAAAATATGTATGAAAGTCCTGATACTGTACCTACACCCGCAGTTATTGATACAATGTTTGAATTAGACATACCAATAGTTGAGGAGATGTATGAAACATTTTGCGAACACTACGGAATATAAAGAATTTGCTCTTCGTATGTACAAGAAGAATTGCACTGAACGAAATGCTTTTGGCATGGAGATTCATCCTACTTTTCAATCGTACGAAGAGTCCAACAGAGATTTCTTGAAAAAGAAATTTCGTAACAGTTAGTTGATACAACCACCTGTGGAGCCAAGTGCGGCTAGAGGTCCGACAGCGTATACGTTCTCCTAACAATCAATGCAAGATAAGTCGTTAGATTGATGTAACTGCTATAAGTAGTTAATATATATCCGACAAAACTGTAAGTTTATACTTATGATTCTAACCGGGTCAGAGACCACGCTAACTGTTACGATTAAATTAAGGAGTAATTATGGATAATGTAAACCAACCCCCACATTACAACACTGGAGATATCGAGTGCATACAAGCTATTCAAGCCTCTATGACCACCCGACAATTCCAAGGCTACTTGAAAGGTAACGTTATAAAGTATATATGGCGTTATGAATACAAGAACCAACAAGAGGACTTGCAAAAAGCCCAATGGTATTTAGCAAGACTATTAGAAACCTATGACTATGAAGGAGAAAATCATGAGCAAAAATTATCACCGATACAACAATGAAACTTCAAGATGGTGTGATTCAAACAATGTGCCGTATCAAAGAAACGGTTTTTTGTTTGGTCCTACAACCGTTGAAGATCAAATAACAGGTACTACTTTTCACACTATTAAACCTAACGTACAACTACCTGAAGGTGTAAAAGCAGAACAGATATTTAACGAAGGTGACTGGTTAATTGGTGAACACCAACAAGGTTACATTCGTTGTAAAGTTACTGGCTTTTCACCACGTGCTGGTAATCTTATTGTAGAACGTTATTACAATGACCAATGGATACAAGTAATACCAACCAAACGAGTGTTTCAATTTGTAAACAACATATCTTATATGCGACAACACGGTAGAATTTGGGGTTTTGGTACAGGCGATTGGCTTTCACATGCTACAAAACCCGTAGTTAAATCTAAAGCCGAAGGACATACTATAAAACCATGGGCGTGGTTTGCAGTACCAAAAGAATCTTTATTTAAATTAAATTTACTAGGAGTAAAAACATGAATATATTTGCTGTAAGTGCAGATCCAAGAATGGCTGCACTAGAATTGCCAGACAAACTTGTACCAAAAATGATTGTGGAATCTGCACAAATGTTATCAACTGCACATCGTGTGCTTGATGGCGACGCAAATGCAGATTTTAACAATCTGTATAAAAAAGCTTATGAGAATCACCCTTCAACTATATGGGTTCGACAAGATGGATTAAATTATTGGTGGTTGTGGATGCATGCACTAACGCTTTGTGAAGAATACAGATGGCGATTTACATCTGACGGCGACAAACCACATCACAAAACATTACAAGTAATACTTAATTTACAAGAACTGCCAAAAAATATTCCAAATGAAAAAACTAATAAATATGAAGTATTGGAAGACTTACCTTTGTGCATGCCTGAACAATACAAAGAAGAGGCTAGTAACTGGCAAGGTGTTATAGATTGTTACCAAAAGTTTGTTACACAAGATAAGCCTTACATGGAAGATGTATTTAAAGGGTATGCTCGTGCAATAACAGTAAAAGAAGCAGAGAAAGATTCTTATCGATCTTCTGACATGAATTACCCACCTACGTGGGTATCTAAGTATGCTACAGCTGAACAAAGAAAACATATTGATTTACACAAATTAATGAACCCGGAGACTACGATATGAGCAATTTAAGAAAATTATTTTATGTACAACTATTTGTTGTTGTAGTTATGTGTACTGCATGTTACATGTCTGGCATACAATATACTTTTGAAGTGGAGTTGATATGACAACAAGTAAACCAAATGGAAAACTTACAACACAACAGCTGCAACGCATTCGTGTTGCACTAAAACGAAGAGGTAAACTGTGAGCAAAACCATAACATCTATATCACAAGCTGTAATAATTGTAGAAAAATTTATACGAGATGTAGCTGATGACAAACTAGATACTGGTGACAAAGAAAAATTAGCAAAAGCTGAAAAGCAATTTGCTGAACTAGAACACGCTATGCGTATAATCAAAAACCGACTATGAAGACCAATATATCAATTGAACTAACGAACGACGAACGAATGAACCTTGGACAAAAGTTCTATAACAAAAAACAAATGATAACTAGAGCCGACCTTAACCATATAGTTAAGAAATTTATAGGTGATGTTATCGAAGCCACACCCCCCACCCCCAAACAGGTTAATGAAGACCCTTTGTTAAGCAAAGATTGGTCTAGTCTAACCCAATTAAAAAACTACTTAGAAAAAGAAGGTCAAGTAGAAATATTAGAGTTCAATGGTTTTGAACTTATTGTGCAGGACAGCGAGTGTATACACATATACACCCTGGGCGATCAGTTGTACAAAAAGAAAAAGGGCCTACCGAAGTAAGCCCTTTTTACACTTTCATTGATACTAGGAGAAAATCAACTCCTATAAGTGTAGGGTATGTTTATGCTATTGTCTAGCTAAAATAACCTATAACTGTAATTGTACCAGCAGCGCCTGTAGCAGGAGCAACTTGTACATGAATATCAATAGTATCGTCTGCAGTAAACTCAACTGGTTCGCTTGCGTCATCATCTGCACTTAGTGCACTGTAGAGCTCGATACCACCAGCTTGACCAATAGTTGAACCGTCTTTAATTGCAGCAGAGTTGGCACCAGTAGCAGACGTGCTGTTACCGTAACCAATATCTAATACAACAGCCGGCGAACCATTTG